GCATTACTATCAAAAAAACATAGGGGACTATCGAAGAGACACCATGAACTTATCATTGCTAGAGCATGGTGTTTATATGACTTTGATTGACCACTATACTTTAAATGAAGAGCCTCTTTCATTAGACCAATTAGATATTTGCTGGACTATTGGTGCTAGAACTGATGATGAAAAAACAGCCGTGTGCTTAATCTTAAGTAAATTTTTCATTGAAACAGATAAAGGATATTTTCATAAAAGATGTGATGAAGAAATAGCTAAATACCACGCTAAAAGCGACATAGCAAGGGTAAACGCTAATAAAAGATGGGACAGCAATGCAAACGCAATGCAAACGCATAGCAAAGGCAATGCTAACCATAAACCAATAACCAATAACCAAGAACCATTACCCAATAACCCAATACCCAATAAAGAACATACTAAACTCTTTGATGACTTTTGGGAAACCTACCCTCATCGTGAAGGTAAGAAAACTAAAAAGCAATCGTTAGCATGGTGGAGTAAACAACCATTAGATACCCTAACGATGGTTTTAGAAGCAACAAAGAAGTATAGTAAATATTTAAAGCAATGTAAAAAAGATGGTACATGGGTTGCTAGTCCACCTGACCCTATTAGATACTTAAAAAATGAACATTATAATGATGAGTTTGATGTTAAATCTAATGCAGTAGATAGGGTTGCTATTAGTAACATACTTTTTAAATTAGATAATAATTTTTATACCAAATCAAAAGAAGAGCAATCAAAATTAATTAACAATTATATAAAGGAGAATGCGTAATGGAAAAGATTCAAATTCAGGGTAAAGATTACATCACAGTAAATGAGCGTGTAAAAGAGTTTAGAAGATTACATCCTCAAGGTCAGATTCTTACACAGATTATGGCTAATGCTGATGGTCAGATATTGTTCCAAGCCAAAATAATAGTAGATGGAGTTCTTGTTGCAACAGGCCATGCTTATGAAAAAGAGGGATCAACCTTTATCAACAAAACTAGCCATGTAGAAAATTCTGAAACATCTGCAATAGGACGTGCTTTAGGTATGTATGGTATAGGAATAGATACAAGTTTAGCTTCAGCAGACGAAGTAGCTAATGCAGTTAAACAACAAAAGGAGGACTTTAACTTATGAGTAAAAAGAAAAAAGTAGTAGAAAAAAAAGTGCATGTAGATAATTTTAGTGTGTCGTATGGGTATAATGCAAGTGACCCTGACTCAATAGATAAAATGCTACATCCTGAAAATTACACGGAGGAAGAGTTAATGTATGACTATCAGGGGAATAGAATATGAGTAATAAAGAATTAATACAAGGCTCTGATGAATGGTTTAAAGCAAGGCTCGGTGTCATCACTGCTAGTAGGTTAGGTGATGTAATGCGTAAAACTAAATGGGGTGAGTCTACTTACAAAGAAAGACTTAGGCTTGAACTTGCAATTGAGCGTATTACAGGTAAATCAGCCTCTAATGTAGTTATGAATAAGGCTATGCATGATGGTATAGAAAGAGAGCCTGATGCTCGTACGCTATTTGAGGCAGCAACAGGTAAAGAGGTTGCATTGTGTGGTAGCTTTGACCATCCAACTATACCTAATACATCAGCGAGTCCTGATGGGTTGATTAGAGGTGAAAATGCTACGCTAGAGATTAAATGTCCTACACATACGACACACGCTAAAAACTTAATGTCTGATGCCATGCCAAAGAATTATATATACCAAGTGCAACATCAGATTCAATGTACAGAAAGTGACTATGCTTATTTTGCAAGTTACCATCCTGATTTCCCACCAAAGCTTAGGCTAAAATGGGTTAGGGTCGAGAGAGACGACTCAGTGTTAGAATCTCTTAACAAAGAAATAAGGATCTTTGATGCAAGTATCGAAGACTTAATAACTAAAATTAAAAAAGGAGCAAATTGATATGGCAGAGCAATATGACAACACCAACTCATTCGCATTATTTAAGAATGAGAAAGGTGACAACGAGGCAAGACCTGATTATACAGGGACTGTAACATTGGAGGGTGGCAAAGAAATGAGAATGGCATGTTGGGTTAGGGAGTCAAAGTCAGGAGTAAAATTTCTGAGTGGCAGACTTTCTGAACCACAAGTTCAATCTTCTCAAGCTGGTAGCAATGCAGCAGTAGAGGGTGAGGATATTCCTTTCTGATGAAGGAATGTATAATCTGTCATGACACAAAGACCTTAGACAGTTTCTACAAGCATAAAGGTATGAGGGATGGACATATTAATAAGTGCATCCCTTGTGCTAAAAAACAAACTAAAGACAGAAGGTTTGGAAAAGATAGGCAAAAAATATTGGCTTATGATAGAAAAAGAGGAAACAGACAATCTATAAATTATACTAAAGAATATAGAAATAAATTTCCTAAAATATATCAAGCTCATCGTGCTGTTGAAAGTGCTATTAGAAATAAAAGTTTAATAAGGCAAGGTTGTGAAAAGTGTGGTAAGGATAAAGCTCATGCTCATCATGACAACTATAATAAACCATTAGAAGTTAGATGGTTATGTTCTGAGCATCATCAAGAATGGCACTCTAAACATAACCCAATATTATAGGAGGAGCTTTATGTTAATCCAAGAGGTGCTAAACCACTTTGATAATGTAAGGGAAAGCGGTGCGAACCAATACTCGTGCCGTTGTCCTGCACACACTGATAAAAGTAATTCGTTAGGAATTAAACAGGGGGATGAAGGCAGGATTTTATTGAACTGTTTTGCTGGTTGCGATGTTAAATCAATACTAGATGCAAGTGGACTAAAGTGGTCTGATATATTACCTGACAACAAATTATATCAAGCAGAGGGTAGTAAGTTTAATCCTTACTCGGTATTGAAGATGTTGCGTGATGAAGTATTAATAATAGGACTGTCTAGTGTAGATATCAGAAATGGTAAACCACTTAACGATAAAGAACACAATAGATTATTAGAGGCTGTAGCAAATGTTAGAGATGCATACAGGCATACAAAATAAGGATAGTCGGCAAAGTTGGAGAGTTGCGGTGGACTGTAAATCCATTACCTCAGGTTGAGTAGGTTCGATTCCTACACTATCCACCAACATAGGAGATGAAAATGGTAGTATATAAATTATCAAGCGGTGTTAAAGACTACTTAGTAACACCTTGGGTTTTAAATGCATTAAAATGCAAATCATATCTTCAAGCCAGGGGAATAGATTCTCAAATTACTAAGTATCAATATGTAAATAAGAAATGGAAAAAAGGGAGGACTAGATGACCGCACAAACTTTAGAGGACATAATTATAACCAATAAAGAAATTGAGGGTTATGTAGAGTCAAGAGATGTAGGTGAACTTAAAAAAGTCAAAAGTCCTAATGAATATTTAGAAGATGTAAAGTCTTATTTTAATGATGACTTAACAAGTGGCCTAGGATTACCATTCCATAAAACTCACACAGATTTTAGAGTAAGAAGTGGTGAGGTAACTTTGGTAACAGGTTATTCAGGTCATGGCAAGTCTGCATGGCTCAATTATGTAATGCTACATCTGTTGCAACAACAAAAAGCAATGATAGGATCTTTTGAGATGTTACCTAAACAAACATTGTCAAGAATGTGTCAGCAAACAGGAGAGGCTATGCCTAACGATGAATACATTACAGACTTTGTAAATAAACTAGAGAAAAGACTATACTTGTATGATACTGAGGGGGAAACAACAAATGCTAAAAAGGTTATGGATGTTGTTTTTTACTGTGCAGAAAAACTTGGCGTTAAACTTATGGTGATTGATTCACTCATGAAATGCGGTATCCCATCTGAAGACTATGCTGGGCAAAAAAAGTTTGTTGACGAACTGTGTGTAGCTGCAAGAGATTTAGGTATTCATATATTTTTGGTAGCTCATAGTAGAAAGACTGCATCTGAAGATGAGGGTAGTAGTAAGTTTGATGTATCAGGAAGTTCGGACATAACTAATTTAGTTGATAATGTTATTTCTGTACATAGAAACAAAAAGCGTGAGAGAGAGTTAGCTGAGGGTGGTATTGATGAGAAAATTATGCAACAATCACCATGTTCCGTTTACTTACTTAAGCAACGTCATGGACAAGGAACTGAGACTCGCTGGGGTTTTGGATACAAACCTAAAACTTTAGAATATACTGAGACTTGGTGATGATGATTAAAGACTTTATCAAAGAAGTAAAGAAAACATTTGGGGAGGATGTAGAGTTTAAAGCTACATCTAAAGATGGTAAAATTTATAGGAGTAAGGGATATGAAAAGATTCAAAGTGACATCAACAGAGGAGTTGGAACACGTCAGAAAGCAAATTGGTGAGTTAGACTTATCAAAAGCTTGGGAGGTAGAAGTTAAACCTTTTTCCTTTAATAGAAGTGTTCAACAAAACAAAAAGTATTGGGCATTAATAGGTGAGCTTGGTTCTTTTCTTGGTTATGAAGAACAGGAAATGCATGAACTTATGAAGTATAAATTTCTTAGTTACAAGCAAGAAATGTTAGGCGATGAAATGGTGGTTGTGCCATCAACATCCAAACTTACTGTTAAAGAGTTTGTAGAATATTTAAACAAAGTAGAAAACTTTGCAATAAGCTTAGGTTTTCAAGTTGATTTATCACCATATGGCTATTAGGAGAACATATGAATTATTTATCTGTATGTAGTGGAGTAGAGGCAGCATCTGTCGCATGGAAAGATTTAGGATGGACTCCGTTAGGATTTAGCGAGATAGAGAAGTTTCCATCTGAAGTATTAAAGCACCATTATCCCAATGTGCCTAACTTAGGGGATATGACTAATTATAGGAGTTGGAATTTTGGAAAAAGATCAGTTGACCTTATCGTTGGGGGAACACCATGTCAATCATTCTCAGTCGCTGGACTCAGGAAAGGAATGGAAGACCCAAGAGGAAATCTTGCCCTCACATTTTGTGCAATTCTTGATAAATTTAGACCCAAGTGGTGGATTTGGGAAAACGTGCCAGGTGTCCTCAGTAGTAACAAAGGACGAGACTTTGGCTCCTTCCTCGGGGCGGTGGCTGAACTCGGGTATGGTGCATCATACAGGGTGCTTGACGCTCAAAACTTCGGAGTCCCACAAAGACGCAGAAGAGTCTTTGTTGTCGGACATCTTGGAGACTGGAGACCTAGCGCAGAAGTATTATTTGAGTCAGAAAGCTTGTCGTGGGATTCTGATAAGAGCCGAAAGAAGAGGAAAGACTCTTCCTCCATCCCTCAAGGAAGCACTAGAGTTCAGGGCAAAGGAGTAGCAACACCATTGTTACACCAAGACCACATAGATGCTTTGTGTGCAAGAGACTATAAAGGGTTAAACTCTGACAGCCTAGACAAGAAAGCTATTGTTGAGGTGTTTGAGAACCATGCACAAGATAGCAGAGTAAAAGAAATGGGAGACACTTGCCAAACAGTAACATCAACATGGGGTACAGGTGGTGGAAATGTTCCGTTTGTGTTAGGCAGTCAACATCCAAACGCTGCAGTAACAGAAAATAAATCTCCAACATTAACTAATGCTATGGGAAGTGGTGGAGGCCATGTTCCTGTAATAAACGAAACTTTTGCATTAGCTGAAAATACTATAGGAAGACAGCCTCTTAACGGAGGTAATGGAGATGGATACACTGAAAAAACACCTATGTACACATTAAATGCTACAGGAGTTCATGGTATAGCACACACCTTTAAGATACGAGGTGGTTGTGATGGTGGAGGCAAAGGATATTTAGGGCAAGATGAAAAGACTTACACTATATCTACAACTCAAGATCAACACCTGTATCAACATCCAATGGTAAGAAAATTAACCCCTATCGAATGTGAAAGACTACAGGGATTCCCTGACAACTACACCAACATCAAGGATAATTGTCCTGATGGTCATAGGTATAAAGCTATGGGTAATAGTATGGCAGTACCTGTAATGAGATGGATAGGAACTCGTATTAATAACTATAAGGAGGATACAAATGCAGTATAAAAAAATATTAGTAATTGGTGATATGCACATACCTTACCACCACAAAGACTCTATAAATTTTTTAAGAGCATTAAAAAAGAAGTACAAGGGTTTTGATTTGGTGGTAAATATAGGTGATGAGTTAGATCAACATGCTATCAGTATGCATGATAATGACCCTGACTTGCCAAGTGCTGGTGATGAGTTAAAATTAAGTAAGGCGTATGTTAAGGACTTAGAAAAGATATTTCCTGATATGACTTTGGTTGATTCTAATCATTCATCGTTAGTATATAGACGAGCATTAAAATATGGATTACCTAAAGCTTATCTTAAACACTATAACGAGTTCTTAGGGGTAGGTAAGGGTTGGAAGTGGGTGCAAGACTTAACTGTTACTCTTAACGATGGTTCTAGGTGTTTCTTTACTCATGGTATGTCAGCTAATGTTTTGCAAGTAGCTCAGAAGATGGGTATGAATTGTGTACAGGGTCATTACCACTCAAAAGCTAGTATTCAGTATTTCAGTAATCCTGACCATCTTGTATGGGGTGCGCAGACAGGTTGCCTTACAAATCAAAAGTCTTTAGCCTTTAGCTATGCTAAGAATTTTAAAGACAGGTTTGTAATGAGTAGTTTAGTAATTGTAGATGGACAACCTAGAATACATCCGATGATTATAAAAAATGGTTCATGGATAGGCAAGGTTGTCTGATGAAAAAAGCAGACAAACTTAAAATGCAAAAGATGGTAGAGTTTGGTTGTGTAGTGTGCAGATGGTATGAGGGGGTAGAAGATTTACCTCCTTGTAACATTCATCATATCAGAGATAAGACTGGACTAGGCATGAAAGATGAAGAGATGATACCTCTTTGTTTTTATCATCATCAAGGGCGTATGGGTATTCATACTATAGGCAAAAAGATTTGGGAAGAAAGGTATGGAACTCAGCGTGAATTACATCAACGAATGAAGGAGGAGTTAAATTTTGACATCGATTGATTTTGAAGTAAAAAATCCACTAAAGGAACAGGTAGGTGGAGATCATTACAGTAAGTTAGCAATACAACCAGCAGTGTATGCTCAACGCAACAATTTAAGTTACTTGCAAGGTAATGCGATTAAGTATATTACTAGATATAAAGATAAGGGAGGTGTGGAAGACTTATATAAGGCAATACACACTGTTAAACTTTTAATAGAACTAGAAAAAGAAGGATTACATAGGAGGGGTAGATAATGGCTTACTTAGGATACAAGAATAAAATTTTCATGGAATATAAAAGAGAGCAAGAAAGAATCAAAATGTGGAAAGCAGAGTATAAACGCAAACAACTAAAACTAAAGCGTCAGAAAGATGTATTTAAAGCTACGGCAGTGATGACACTTATTGCTGCGTTAGTAGTATTATTCTACATCGGTGTTGGGCTATCATTAGTAAAAGCTCAACCAATAGGCGTAGGTAATTTTGTCATGGCAGTAAGTTACACAGATAGTTATAAAGATTTGCAGTATGTAGCTAACTTTCCTAACTGTGACATGGCTCAAGATTACTACAATCAAAACTGTATAGATGCAAAGATTATGATGTGTCAGTTAGAGCAGTATATTCAACTTCCTGAGTCATACAGTGAAGAATTTACCTATGCATCTAAAGATAAACAATCATGTGGCTTTGTTGGTGTTCAACAAACTCACACTTTTATAGAGGAGTAAATATGGAAAGACGAGATGAAGATTGGGTAAATCCACCTGAACCTAAAATGGGTTACAACGGATATTTTTTTGAACTAGACGAGGAGGAAGACGATGGGTAAAGGAAGTGTACGCAGACCTAAAAACATTAGTGATGAAGAATTAGAAAAGGCATGGAATAGTATTTTTGCCGGACATCCTAATGATGGACAATTTGAAGAGGAAGATGATTATGGAAATGAACTACCTAGCAATGTAAGTAGTAAAAATCCACCACCAAAACCTCACAAACAAAAAGACCCTGATAAGTTTATTGACGATTTAGGAGATGCATAATGGCTACAAGTCCAACACAACGAACACTAAAGCGCATGAAAGAAAGTGGAGACTATAAATTAGTACAGGTAGTTGAGCGTTGGAATCCATTTGCAAGGGTAAGACAAGACTTGTTTGGTATTGGAGATATTATAGGTATTTCTATTACCGGTGAAACCCATTTACTGCAAGTCACATCTTATGGAAATATGAATGCTAGAATTAAGAAGTTGGAGGATCATGATTCAACTCCACATTTACGAGATGCAGATTGGGTTCTGTTGGTAGAGGGTTGGAAGAAAGAAAAGAATGGTCGCTATAAATCTTATATAGCAGATTTATCTTAACGAAAGGAGATTTTATGAGAAAGGAAACAAACTTGGACAACTATCAGAGGTTCATTCATGTATCACGTTATGCAAGATATTTACCTGAGTTAAAAAGGAGAGAGACTTGGGATGAAACAGTTACTAGATTAACTGATTTTATTCGCAAACACAGACCTGAGCTAGGTAAGGATGTAGATAAAATACATCAAGCAGTGTTAAGTTTGGATGTTATGCCAAGCATGAGGTTGTTAATGACATCAGGTGAGGCTTGTGAGCGTGATAACATATCTGCTTACAACTGTAGCTACTTAGCTATGAATAACAAAAGAGCATTTAGTGAGGCTTTATATATATTAATGAATGGCACAGGAGTTGGGTTTAGTTGTGAAAGACAAGAGATTGATAAGCTACCGGAAATACCATCAAGCATTAATCCTTGTGATGATATTATTGTTGTTGGCGACAGCAAACTTGGGTGGGCGAAAGCGTTTAAAAAACTACTATCTAGTTTATGGGAAGGCGACATACCGACCATTGACTACTCTCGTGTTAGACCAGCCGGTGCTAGACTTAAAACATTTGGTGGTAGAGCATCAGGTCATGAACCACTAAAGAGACTTTTTGACTTTGTTACTGATACATTCGTTAATGCTAAAGGTCGTAAGTTAACATCTATTGAAGTCCATGACATTACATGTATGATTGGTGAGATAGTTGTTGTAGGTGGTGTTCGTAGATCAGCACTGATATCTTTGTCTAATCTTACTGATAAACGTATGAGAGAGGCTAAGATAGGTGCTTGGTATAACGAGAATCCACATAGGGGTTTAGCTAACAACTCAGTGGCCTATACTGAGAAACCTGACATGGAAGTATTCATGGAAGAATGGTTATCTCTTGTTAAGTCTAAGTCAGGTGAGCGTGGTATCTTTAACAGGATAGCATCACAAAAACAAGCAGCTAAATGGGGAAGACGTTCAGATTCATTAAGTTATGGGACGAACCCATGTTCCGAGATAATTTTGAGGGATAAGCAATTCTGTAATCTAACAGAGGTGGTTATTAGAGCTGACGACACTAAAGAAACATTGCTAGAGAAAGTAAGGTTAGCAACTATACTAGGTACTTTTCAATCAACCTTAGATAAGTTTCAATTCTTATCATCTGAATGGCATAAGAATACAACTGAGGAAAGATTGTTAGGTGTATCATTAACAGGGATTATGGATAATAAGTTTATGGCTAATCCTGACCCTAAATTTTTAGAGGAGATGAGGGATGAAGCAAGAAAAACAAACCGAAAGTATGCCAAGCTCCTTGAAATTCCGGAGTCTGCTAGTATTACTTGCGTTAAGCCTAGTGGTACTGTTAGTCAGCTTGTTGACTCCGCTAGTGGTATTCATAGTAGACATAGTGATTATTACATTCGGACTGTTAGAATTGATAAGAAAGATGCTCTTTATGAATTCCTCAAAGGGAAAGGAGTTGCTGTTGAAGATGAAGTCTATCGTCCTGACAGCACCGCAGTCTTTAGTTTTCCTATTAAAAGTCCTAGAGGAAGCGTTACACGCAACGATAGAACTGCTATTAAAGAACTTGAAACTTGGCTAATCTATCAAAGACATTGGTGCGAACATAAACCATCTGTAACGATTAACGTTAGAGAACATGAATGGCTAGAGGTAGG